GCGTGTCGCACGTGAAGCCGGCGCGCACCTGGGCGATCAGCGCGGTGGTGTCCTTCAGCGGATCGATCATCTCGTGCGCCGGCGGCACGTGCGACACGCCGTCCGGAATGTCGGCGCTCCACAGCCCGAGCAATGCGCCCTGCGCGTGAAAGCGATCGGCGATGGGGCGGACCAGCATCGGGATCAGCATGCCGTACTGCACCTGCTCGCAGAGCCGGCGGAACTCGATCTTGCCGGCGCGGAGACTGGAGTAGTTCGCCTGCGTCAGGTCGCCGGAGAGCTGGTCGTAGGTCAGGCCAGCACCGACCGCGGCGGCCTCCAGGGCGCGCCGGGCGAAGGCGGCGTGCGATCCGCCGCCCGAGGGGTTCACCACCTCGACGCTGCCCATGCCGCGCCGGTAGAGGATCATCCCAGGCTCGAAGCTTTCGACGGTGCGGCCCTGGGCGTCGCGCAGCAGGCCGGCTGCGGCACCGGTCAACGCCTCGTCGCCCTCCTCGGTAACGACGGCGGCGAGGCAGGCCTCGATCTTGGCCTTCATCAGCAGCGCGGCCTCGTAGTCGCCGAGATCGCGCAGCCGCAGCAGCACCGGCGCCAGCCAGGAGACATCGCGCAGCTGCCCGGGCCGGCGCTTGCGATAGATGTGCAGCACATCGCTGGCAGGGACGCGCTCGCTGCCGAGCCACGTCGCGCCGGGCAGGATCCACGCCGCGCCGGGATGCACGCGATGCAGCCAGTAGCCGATCGGCTCGCCGGCCTCGCCGAGGGCGATGCCCTGGATCGTCGGCGCACCTGCCACAATGCCGTTCCGCGCGGTGTCGAGGTGGTCGCTCTCCAGCACCTGCAGCCGCAGGCCGATCGGGTTGGTCGGAGAGGGCTGCGTCATCAGCAGTCGGACGAAGCACTCGCCGGATTCCACGACCGCGCGCATGACCAGCGCCTGAAGGCCATACAGGTCGAGCCGGACCTCGGCATCGCAGGCGGTGCTCTCCGCCCATCGGCGCCAGGCATCGGCGTGACGCTGATCCGGCCATCGCGTCGTGATGCCGGCGCCGACGGCATTCCCCGTCCACAGATCGACGATGCGGCTGGCATAGGGATCGTTGCGGACGGCATCGCGCGCGCGACGGGCGACCGTCGCCGCGGCCATGCCCACCTCGGCCGTTGCGCTGCCGCCGGACGGCGCCCAGGCGGAGGCGCGCTGATCCTGCGCCGCCGCGTAGCCGCGAAATGCAGTGATGATGCGGCGGAACAGATTCACGCCGTCCCCCGCGCGAACGTGGCGAGCGTCACGGAGGGCCGTCGCGCTGCGCTGCTCTCCGCGCCGCGCAGCGCGCCGAGCGCGCGGCCGAGCTCGTCGATGCTGCGATACTCCACCGTGCGCCCGTCGAAGCTGACGCGCGTGGTGCCGCCGGTGTAGGCGGCGGCGAGCACCGCTGCACGGCTGCCGGCAGGCTGCGCCAGCGCCCAGGCGAGGACGGTCGGGTCCATGCGCGTCCTCCCTGTCAGCGCAACCAGCCGCCACGCGGCGCGAGCCAGCCGCGCGGACGGACGTCGGATGGATTCGACGACGCGGCCGGCAACGCGGATGGCAGTGGCGTCTCAGCGGCGACAATCGGCACGTTCGCGATGTCCTCGCGCAGCCGAACCCAGAATCTCTCGCCGTAGCGGTCGGCGCCGAGCAGCCAGAGTGCGGCGCGCGCCAGCACCGCGCAGTCCAGCGCCTCGTTCCGCTCGCGCAGCTTCGCCCATTCCTGCCGCGCGAAGCCGCGACGGTCCTTCACCGTGTGCAACTGCTCGGCCACCAGCTGCTTGACCCACTCCGCCTCGATCCCCTGCGGCAGATGCACCCAGCCCAGCGGGAATTCATTGGCATCGCCGCGGCCGAGCCAGAGCCGGCGATAGAGATCGGCCTTCCAGGTGGAGACCGACACAGTCCAGAGCTTCAGGCCGCGCCGCAGTTTCCGGCCATCGACCAGCGCATCCACCGGCGTCGGCCCCTGCACGGGCTGCGCGCGGTTCCAGCCGTCCACGCCCTTCGTCGGCGCGATGCGCGGATCGTGCAGCCGGCGGAGGTGGCCGTAGACGGCCGCCGTGTCGCGTCCGCCCGTGTCAATGCACGCCTTGGCGATGCGGATGGAGCCGCCGCCGGTGCGGGGCCAGTCCCGCGCCAGCAGCTTCGCCAGCGCATCCCACGGCTCGCGCTCGCGCGGGCTGCCGGCGATGACGACATGGTCGATCAGCCAGGAGGTGTATCCCTCCGCCCAGCCCCAGACATCGCATTCCAGCCGATCGTCCTGCACGTCGACGCCCGCTGTGAGGCAGAGCGCGCCGGCCGGCACCACGCCCATGCGAAAATCCTCGCGCCGCTCGACCAGCCGCTCCCAATCGGGTGCCTCGCCATGCTCCTGCCAGGTGTCGCCCAGCACGGTGTTGCGGAAGGTCTTCAGATCCTCCGGCTTGCCCTGTGCTGACTCCCAATCCCGCGCGATCTGCTCCCAGGACAGCCAGCCGACCGGCGAGTAGAGCGCCGAGATGTGGAACCCCACCGTGTGCGGGTCCTCGGCCGTGGCGGTCGCGCGCCATGCACCGCCTGCCAGCATGGCGGTCTTATGATGCTCCTCGATGCCGGCATCGCAGGTCTCGCAGCGATACCGGACGGAGCGCGGCTCGCCCTTCTCCCAGCGCAGGCGTTCGAAGGTCAGCCACTGCATTTCCGCGCAATGCGGGCACGGCACGAAGAACCTTCGCCGGTCCGAGGCGGCGTATTCCCGCTCGATCCGGCTGCGCCCGGCAATCGTCGGCGTCGAGACCAGGAAGGCCTTGCGGCGCCAGCCGAAGGTGCGGGCGCGGGCCTCGGCCAGCGCGATCGGATCGCCCTCGCCCTCGACATCGCCGGGATAGGCGTCGATCTCGTCGAGGAACAGGAAGCGCGCCGTCATCGAGCGTAGGCCGACCGCGCTGTTGGCGCCGGTCAGCACGAGGATGCCGCCCGGGAACTCCTTCGACAGCAGCGTATTGCCGCTGTCGCGTGCGCGGGCCGGGGCGACGCGCTCCTTGAGAGCCGGCGTCTCCTCCAGCAGCGGGTCGATGCGCTGGCGGGAAAAGCGCTTGGCCAGTTCGACGGTCGGCTGCACCGCCAGCACCGGCGCCGGCACGTGGTGCAGGATGTAGCCCAACCAACAATTGCCCCCCTCGCTCGCGCCCACCTGCGCGCCCTTCATGAAGACGACGCGGCGCGCGGCATGCACCGCCGACAGCGCATCCATGATGTCGCGCAGGTAGGGCGTGCGGCTGGTGCGCCAGGGCCCGGGCTCGGACGACGCCCGGCTGCTCAGCACGCGGTGGCGGTCCGCCCACTGCGAGACGGTGAGCTGCGGCGGCGGGCGGAGCATGCTGCCGGCCCGCCGATGCACATGCTCACGTGTCCGCAGCGCGATCTCCGAGGCCGGGGGGATCGAAGCGATCGGCCGCCTCCGCGAGCAGGTCGGTGATGTGCTGCTGCAGGATCGTCTGCAGCAGGTGAGGGTCGATGCCGAGTTCGGCGGCGATCAGGCCGGCGACGCGGGCCGGCCAGTTCAGCAGCGTGTCTCGCATCGCGCCGGCGATCTCGTCGATCGCCGAATTGGCGGCGCCGACGTCGAGCAGCTTGCCCTTGTTCTCGTCGAGCGCGAGGCGCTGCGCCTCGACCTTCAGCGCAAGCTGCGCGACCTTCAGCTTGGCGAACGGCGTGTCGCCATTGCCGACGCCGACTCCACCACTACTGGCCAGCGGCGAGCGGTGCGGATCGGCGGTCTCGACCAGGCGGCGTCGGGTCCTGTCCACGTCCCACTGGCCGTCCGGCTCGCGACCGATGCGGCCGATGGCCTCGGCCTTGCGCAGCGCGGTCTCCGTGACGCCGATGCGGCGGGCGGCCTCGCGGGTGGATGGGGTCAACTCGGGCACGGCGGTGTGTCTCCCGCCGTGCCGGTGCGGACGACCGGCGCGTTACGCTGGGCGCTTGGCGGCGATCTCGGCGGCGCGGCAACCGGCCAATCGAGCACCGCTACGGAGCCGATGGTCCGCACCGGAGTGATCGTCACGCGCCGTCGGCCCCAATAGTCGCCGTCCAGCGTGGCGAGCCAGCCGGCGAGGCCCTGCGCCGCGAGGGCGTCGCTGGCGGCGCCAATCTCTTCGGGGGAGGGCGGCGCCGCCCGCCCCAGGGTGACGTGCCGGCCGTCCTGGGCCAGCACGATCCAGCGGCGCTGCGCGCGGGCGCTCACCGCGCCCGCTCTGGCCCAGGACGGCCGGCACGTCACCCTGGGG